GTCCTTTTTTTGCGCGCGCAGGTTTTGAGGGTGGGGGGGTATCAACTATGGGGGTGACGTGGGACAGCGTGGGCCAGCAGCGAAGCCGCATGAACTGAAGGTCCTCGAGGGGAACCGCGGCCATCGTCCGCTGAACCTCAACGAGACCTTCAGGCCGGAGGTGGGCGAGCCGAACCGGCCGCGCTGGCTGGGCCGCGAGGCGACCAAGGTGTGGAAGCGCCTGGCGCCTGAGCTGCTCCGCTACAACCTGCTGAGCAAGATCGACCAGGAAGGCTTCGCGATGCTGTGCCAGACCGCGGGTCGGCTGGAGCAGATCGAACGCTCGATCGCCGGCCGGCAGGCGCAGCTGATCTCCGAGAAGAAGGATCCGGCCGACGCGCTGATGGACCGCACGCCGAACGGCCTGCTGGTGCAGTCGGCGCTGTACCAGGTGCTGAACAAGGAGCAGGCCAAGCTGCATCGCCTGCTCGAGAGCTTCGGCCTGCGGCCCGACGCCCGCGCTCGCGTGACGACGGCGCTGCGCGCCCAGATGAGCCTCGAGCTCGTGCCCGGGGACATCCAGGCGCCTGCACAGCGTCCTGCCGACGAGCCGCGAGGTTTCGCCGACTTCTCGTGACGACACCGACCTACTTCGACCGGCTGCACGCGTATGCCGAGCGCGTCGTGTCCGGGGCGGAGGTCGCGGGCCGCTTCGAGCGCCTTGCCTGCCGGCGCTTCCTGCAGGACCTGGCGCGCGCCGGCACGGACGAGTTCCCGTACGTGCTGGATCGCACCGCGGGATCGCGCGCATGCCGCTTCATCGAGCTGCTGCCGCACATCAAGGGCGAGTGGGCGAAGCCGGTCTACGTCGACGGCGTGGTCGGCTACAACAAGCTGAAGCTCGAGGACTGGCAGATCTTCATCGAGTTCCAGCTCTTCGGCTGGAAGCACCGCGACACCGGGCTGCGCCGCTTCCGCCGCAGCTACGAGGAGATCGCCCGCAAGAACGCGAAGAGCACCCGAGCCGCCGCCCGCGAGCTCTACCTGGTGGCGGCCGACGGCGAACCCGGCGCCCACTGCTACAGCGCGGCGACCACCGGCGACCAGGCGCGCGAAGTGTTCGACGTGGCCCGGAACATGGCGCTGCGGGAGCCGGAGTTCCTGGCTCGCTTCGGCGTCGAGGTCGGCAAGCACGACATCACGCTGCCCGGCATGGCCAGCAGCTTCAAGCCGCTGAACGCCGAGGGCAGCACGCTGGACGGGCTGAACATCCACGGCTGCGTCGTCGACGAGGTGCATGCGCACAAGACGCGCGCGGTCTGGGACGTGATCGACTCGGCTGACGGCGCCCGCAGCCAGTCGCTCATCAGCGCCATCACCACCGCCGGCAGCAACCGCGCCGGCATCTGCTACGAGCTGCGGGACTACACGATCAAGGTCCTGGAAGGCGTGGTCGCCGACCCGACGTGGTTCGGGATCATCTACACGATCGACGACGGTGACGCCTGGCACGACCAGGCCGTGTGGCGCAAGGCCAACCCGAACCTCGACGTGAGCGTGCGGCGCGAGCACCTCGAGGCCGCCTGCCGCAAGGCGCTGGCCCAGCCGAGTGCGGTGGGCAACTTCCTGACCAAGCACCTGAACGTGTGGGTCAACGCCGACTCGGCCTGGATGGACATGGTGGCCTGGGAGAAGTGCGCCGCCCCGGGTCAGAAGCTAGAGGACTTCGCCGGCGAGCGCTGCTGGATCGGCATGGACCTGGCCGAGAAGCGCGACTTCGCAGCCCTGGCGCTGGTGTTCCTCCGCGACGACGTGGTGCACGTCTTTCCGCGGCTGTACCTGAACGAGGCCGCGATCGAGGAGAGCGGCAACGCGCACCTGCAGGGCTGGGCGCGCGCCGGTCACGTGGTGGAGACCGACGGCAACGCGACCGACTTCGACGTGATCGCCGACGACCTGCGCAAGTACTGCCAGATGTTCGACGTGCAGGAGATCCCGTTTGACCCAGCGCTCAGCCGCTACTTCGCCACCAAGCTGGTCGGCGAAGGGCTGCCGCTGGTCGAGATCCGGCAGGCGCCGATGTTCTTCACGCAGCCGCTGATCCATGTCGAGAACCTGGTGCTCGAGAACAAGCTGCGCTTCGACGGCAACCCGGTCTTCACCTGGATGATGAGCAACGTCGAGGTGAGCGTGTCCAAGTTCAGCGGCCTGAAGCATCCGACCAAGAGCCGGCCGGAAAACAAGATCGACGGGCCGGTCGCAATGCTCATGGCCATCGGCCGCGCGATGTCGGTCCAGGCCGAGGCGCCCGAGTTTCAGATGTTCTTCGTGGGGTGAATCGATGGACCGAGCCTATGCAACGCTGACGATCAAGCAGGTCGACCAGCAGAGCCGCACCTTTCGCGGCATCGCGACCACTGTCGCAACCGATCGGATGGACGACGTGGTGGAGTCGCGCGGCGCGCAGTTCAAGCTGCCGATCCCGCTGCTGTGGCAGCACGACCAGCGCGACCCGATCGGATGGGTGCGCACCGCCAAGGTCAGCGACAGCGGCATCGAGATCGAAGGCGAGATCGCCGACGTGCCGGACACCGGCCCGCTGAAGGAGCGGCTGACGCTGGCCTGGCAGTACATCAAGAGCAACCTGGTGCGAGGCTTGTCGATCGGGTTCAACCCGCTCGAATCTTCGGACATCGAGGGGTCGCGCTGGGGTCGGCGATACCTCAAGTGGGAGTGGCTGGAGCTTTCGGCCGTGACCATCCCAGCGAACCAGGAGGCCACGATCGTGGCCGTCAAGTCCTTTGCCGCCCGCAGCGCCGCGTCTGGCCTGGGCACTCAACTGCCCGGCGTCTCGGGTTCCGCAACCAAGACCGGAAAGGGTCACACCGTGAAAACCATCCACGAGCAGCTCGCCGAGCTGCGTGAAGCGCTGGGCGTCAAGACCGCCCGCCTCAACGAGATCAAGGACGCCGCCTCCACCGAGAAGCGCGCGATGACGCAGGACGAGCGTACCGAGTTCGACCAGCTGCTGGCCGACGTCGAGGCGCTCGGCGACGAGATCCGCCTGAAGCAGGCCGAGGCCTTGACCGCTGGCACCGCGCAGCCGGTGAGCCAACAGCGCAGCTTCGAGGGCGCCGCCGGCAGCCGCGGGCCCGCCTTCTTCGTGAAGCGCCAGGACCCGGACGAGAAGTTCAAGGGCGAGAACTTCACCCGCATCATCATCGCCAAGGCCTGCGGCCGGCTGCTGGACGTTTCGCCGGTCGCCATCGCGCAGAAGCGCTGGGGCCAGACGCACCCGAAGCTGGTGGAGTTCATCAAGGCCGCCGTCGCCGGCGGCGGCACCGGTGGCAGCGAATGGGGCCACGAGCTCGCCCAGAGCGACGCGCGCTTCAACGGCGACTTCATCGAGTACCTGTACTCGCGAACGGTGTTCGACCGCCTGCCGCTGCGCTCGGTGCCGGCGCGCGTGCACATCAAGGGCCAGGACGGTGCGGCCACGGGCTACTGGGTCGGTGAGTCCAAGCCGATCCCGGCTTCGGCGATGGACTTCTCCAGCGTCGAGCTCACGCCCCTGAAGGTGGCCGCGCTGGCCGTCATCAGCAACGAGCTGCTGCTCGACAGCGATCCGTCGGCCGAGATGCTGGTGCGCGACGGCCTGGCCGAAGCCAGCGCGCAGCGCGTGGACAGCACCTTCCTGTCGACCACTGCCGCCAGCAATGGTGTGTCTCCGGCGGGCATCCTCAACGGCGTCGCGATCACCGGCTCGGCCGGCACCGACGCCGATGCGCTGCGCTACGACATCAAGGTGCTGTACGACACCTTCATCGCCGCCAAGAACGCCAGCGGCCTGGCCTGGGTCACCACGCCGAGCCTGGCCAAGGCGATCAGCCTGATGCGCAATGCCTTCGGCCAGGTGGAGTTCCCGGGCCTCACCGCACAGGGCGGCATGCTCGAAGGCGACATGGTGGTGACGGGCGACAACGTCGGCGCCGGTGACCTGATCCTGCTGAAGCCGAGCGACATCTGGAAGATCGGCGACACCGGCATCCAGGTCTCGATGAGCCGCGAGGCCATGATCGAGCAGGACAACGCCCCGACCGGCGCGACCGACACGCCGGTGGCTGCCTCTGCCTACATGACCTCCATGTTCCAGGCCGAGTCGACCGCGTTCAAGGTGGTTCGCCGCATCAACTACGCCAAGCGGCGTACCGGTGCGGTGGCCTACATCGGCGCCGCCGAGTACGGCACGGTGTCCAGCGCCTGACGCTTACCTGAGCCGACCGAGGGGCCGCCGCGTGCGGCCCCTCTTCATTGAAAGGACGAACGATGGCCAAGGTCTCCGTCAAGCTCAAGAGCGGCCGCATCACCCGCATCGCGCCTCGCGCGGCGAGCGCTCTCGTCAAGGCCCGCCTGGTCACGATGGTCGCCCAGGCGGCCCCCGCAGCGCCGCCGCCGCCGCCGGCCGAGGAAAGGCTCGAGAAGCCCAAGCGCCAGTACAAGCGCCGCGACATGGTGGCCGAGGCGCCCCAGTTGCTCGAGCTCTCCGAGACGCCGTCCGCCGAGCGCGATTCCGAGCCCTCCGACGAGCAGAGCGACGCCTGATGCGCCTGCTCGGCCTTCAGATCAGCCGCGGGGGGCGCTTCGGCTTGAGCGTCAAGCGCGCCGAGAAGGCGGCCATGCTGTCCGCGCCGGCGCGCGGCGACCGCGGGTGGTTCACGATCTTCGAGTCTTTCGCCGGCGCGTGGCAGCGGGACGTCGAGGTGAAGGCCGAGAACGTGCTTGCCTTCGCGGCGCTGTATGGCTGCATCACGCTGATCGCGGCCGACCTTGGCAAGCTCGGCCTGCGGCTGATGGAGCGCACCGGCGCCATCTGGCAAGAGGTGCAGGTCGCGGCGTACACCGCGGTGTTGCGCAAGCCCAACCACTACCAGACCCGCCAGCAGTTCATCGAGCAGTGGGTGCTGTCCAAGCTCACCCACGGCAACGCCTACATCCTGAAGGAGCGCGACCAGCGCGGCGTGGTCAAGCACCTGTACGTGCTGGATCCGAACCTCGTGCGACCCCTGATCGCGACCAACGGCGATGTGTTCTACGAACTCAAGACCGACGTGCTGTCGCTGGTGCTGCATGAGTCGGCCACCGTGCCGGCCAGCGAGATCATCCACGACCGCATGGCCTGTCTGTTCCACCCGCTGGTGGGCGTGTCGCCCATCTTCGCGTGCGGTCTGGCCGCGCAGCAGGGTCTGAACATCCAGAACACGTCGGCCAAGTTCTTTGCCAACGGCGCCCAGCCCGGCGGCTTGCTTACCGCGCCCGCCAAGATCGCGGACGACACGGCCGAGCGCCTCAAGAAGCACTGGGAGAAGAACTACACCGGCGAAAACGCGGGCCGTGTCGCCGTGCTCGGCGATGGGCTCAAGTACGAGGCGCTCGCCGTCAACGCGGTCGACGCCGACCTGATCGCCCAGCTAAAGATGAGCGCGGAGATGGTGTGCAGCGCCTTCCACGTGCCGGCCTACAAGGTCGGCGTCGGTCCGGTGCCGACCTACCAGAACGCGGAAGTCCTGAACCAGATCTACTACACCGATTGCCTGCAGGGGCACATCGAGGCGATCGAGGCGCTGCTCGACGAGGGGCTTCGCATCGACGCGGCCAAGTACCGCACCGAGTTCGACCTCGATGACCTGCTGCGGATGGATACCGCGACCAAGGTCAAGGCCACGGCGGACGCGATCGGCGCGGGCTTCATGTCGCCGAACGAAGGGCGCGCGCGCTTCAACCTGGCGCCCGTCACCGGCGGCAACACGCCCTATCTGCAGCAACAGAACTACAGCCTGTCGGCGCTGGACGCACGCGATCGCGCTGACCCCTTCGCCAAGCCGCCGCCCCCACCGGTGTCGCCTGTCCTGGAGCAGGACGAGACCGACAAGGCGCTTCACCACTTGTGGCGCAAGTCGCCGGAGAGCCTGACCCATGCTTGACGTCAAGCGCTTTGTCGACGAACTGCACGAGTACATCGCGCGCGCCATTTCTCCGCTCAAGGAGCAGCTGGTAGCCCTCCAGCAGCGGCAGCCCGAGCGCGGCGAGAAGGGTGAGGCAGGACAAGATGGGGCCGCCGGCGATCGGGGGCCCCGTGGCGAAGAGGGCAGTCCCGGCCCCCGTGGCGAAAAGGGCGATACCGGTCCGGCTGGCCGTGACGGTGAGCCGGGATTGCCCGGCCCCCGCGGCGAGAAGGGCGACCCCGGCCCGGCCGGCCGGGATGGCGAGCCGGGTCCGCCTGGTCCTGTCGGCGAGAAGGGTGACCCGGGCACTGCTGGCCAAGATGGCCGCCCCGGTGAGCGCGGAGAACCCGGCGCGCCTGGGCCGGCTGGCCAGAACGGGCGCGACGGGAAGGACGGCGTCGGCATCGAACGCGTCGAGATCGCCGCCGACGGCAAGTCCTTCGACCTGGTGCTCACGGACAAGAGCGTTGCCACCGTGCCCTTGACCGCGGGCCCGCCAGGCGCCGCCGGCCGCGATGGCCCCGATGGCCGCGTAGGGGAAGCCGGCCCCCGCGGCGAGAAGGGCGACCCTGGCGCGCCCTGCACGGCCGACATGGTCGAGCAGGCCGTCAGCAAGCTGCTGGCCGACATGGTCGCCAAGGACGTGGCGGCCGAAGTCGAGCGCGTGATGCCGACCCTGATCGCCCGCGCCGCCACCCTAGTGCCGGCGGGCCGCGATGGACTGCCGGGCGCTCCTGGCCGCCCAGGCGAGCGCGGCGAGGACGGCAAGGACGGTCGTGATGGCGCGGATGGACACGGTTTCGAAGACATGGGCTTCGAGTACGACGGCGAACGTGGCATGACCCTGGTGTTCGAGCGCGCCGGCCGCCGGCACGAGTTCAAGGCCCAGCTGCCGATCCCGCTCTACCGCGGCGTGTTCGAGCTCAGCCGCAAGTACGCGCAGCACGACACCGTCACCTACGGCGGCTCGCTGTGGATCGCGCAGCGCGACACCAGCGCCTCGCCCGGTGACAAGCCGGCGGACTGGAAGCTCGCCGTCAAGCGCGGCCGCGACGGCAAGGGCGAGCCATGAGCTACAACCCCAAGCGCCTGAAGGACCTGACCGAGCCGGTCGAGCCCATCACGCTGGCCGAGTGCCGCGCGCACTTGAACCTGGTGCCCGACGTCGACAGCGACGACGTCGAGACTCACCCGGACGACGAACTGGTCCTCGCGCTGCTGGGCGCTGCCCGCGAGCATGCGGAGTCCTTCACCGGTTGCACCATCGCACGCCGGCAGGTCGAGCAGGCCTTCGACACCTTTCCGGAGGATGGCGAGCCGCTCGAGCTGGCGGCCTACCCGGCGATCGAGCTCGTGGACCTGGTCTACACGCATCAGGGCGAGACCTCCTCATCGAGCAGCAGCGACGCCGACCTGAACCTCACGCTCGACGACTACGCCTTCCCCGCGCGCCTGGTGCTCAACGGCAGCGGCCGCACCTGGCCTGCGCTGGAAGCCATCCCGAACGCGGTGCGCGTGCGCCTTGAGGTCGGCTACCTGGGGCCTGAGGCCAGCAGCGACGACGCCGGCGAGACACTGCCCAAGCAGCTGCGCGCCGCCATCCTGCTGCTGCTGGGGCACCTGTACGAGAACCGCGAGGCGACGGTCGAGAAGAGCCTCGCCGAGATCCCATTCGGCGTCGAGACCCTGCTGCGGTCCTACCGCTACCGCCTGGGGATGGCCTGATGCGCTCCGGCAAGCTGCGCCACCTGGTGCTGTTCCAGGACTTCGAGACCACGCTCGACAGCGATGGACGGGAGGTGTTGTCCGGAGAAGAGGGCTGGACGGACGCCTTCGGCGGCCGGCGGCAGCGCGTGGTGATCGAGGCGCTCTCCGGGCGAGAGCTCATCGCTGCAGCGGCGGTCAACAGCAAGGTCAGCAGCCGCATCCGCATGCGCTGGCGCGCCGGCGTTCTGCCGCGCATGCGGGTGGTCCACGGCAGCGAGATCTACAACATCGAGGCGGTGATTCCGGACCCGCATTCCCGTGTCCGCGGCATCACCCTCTTGTGCTCGAGCGGCACCAATGCTGGCTAAGCGCGCCGTGGTGCCGAAGAAGCCAGTCGCCAAGCTGGATGACCTGCGCGGCCTGGTTGCGGGCGGCGAGGTGGTGTGCCTGGCCAGCGGCCCGAGCCTGACCGAGCAGGACGTGCAGCTCGTCCGGCAATGGCGCGAGTCTGCCCAGCGCCGCGCCGTGTTCGTGGCGAACACCAGCTTCCGCATCGCGCCCTGGGCCGACGCCTTGTTCGCGATGGACAAGAAGTGGTGGGACCACCATGTTGACGAGGCGCGCCGAGGCTTCGACGGCGAGCGCTTCACATCCTCGCCGGTGCCGGTGAACTACGGCGTGCGCCGGCTGCAGCCGCACCAATTCAACGCCCACGGCAACAGCGGCGCGGCCTGTGTGTCGCTCGCCGTGGCCTGCGGGGCCCAGCGGGTGCTGATGCTCGGCTACGACTGCCAGCACACCGGCGACCGCACGCACTGGCATGGCGACCACCCGCCGGGGCTTGGCAACGCCGTCACGGTGGGGCGGTGGCCTGCCAAGTTCGCCGCGCTACAGCGGGCGGTGAGCCGGAAGGCCGAAGTCATCAACTGCAGCCGGGCGACCGCGCTGACCATGTTCACCCGGATGGATCTGGAATCATGCCTCGCGCCCCGTTGAACACCGTGCGCGGCCGCGTGCGCCACTGGATCGAGCGACATGCCGACGCGCTGGGCGACGACGTGCTCGAGGTCGGCAGTCGCCGCCACAACCCGGCGGCCTGGTGGCTGGTGAACAACGACCTCGCGCGCGGTGCCTGGTTGGGCGTCGACATGCAGCCGGGGCTGGGCGTCGACCAGGTGGCCGACATCCACGCCCTGCCGGCCGAGTGGGAAGGCCGCTTCTCTTCCGTGCTCTGCAGCGAGGTGCTCGAGCATGTGCGCCGGCCCTGGCTGGCGCTGCCGGAGCTGCGCCGCGTGATCCGCCCCGGCGGTTCCATCGTCGTCACCACGCTGACCTGCTTCCACATCCACGGCTACCCGGACGACTACTACCGCTACACCGACAGCGGCCTTCGCGGCCTGCTCGAGGACGCCGGCTTCATCGACATCCAGACCGAGTACGCCGGCGACACCGTGCTCGAGCTGCGCAACCACGACACGCAGGTCTTCAAGAAGCGCGTGCCCATCCATGTCTTCGCGGTCGCCCGTGTTCCCTGATTGGCGCCGCTGGGCCGGCGAGACCGTCGCCGTGCTGGCCAGCGGCCCGAGCATGACGCAGGAGGACGCGGACTGGTGCCGCGGCCAGGCTCGGGTCATCACCGTCAACTCGACCTGGCGCCTGGCGCCCTGGGCCGACGTGCACTACAGCAGCGACCCGCCGTGGTGGCGCGAAGAGATCGATGCGATGCGCGCGAAGTGCAGGGGCGAGTTCTGGACCGGCGACGCGGACTATGCGCCCGAGGGAATGCACCGCTGCCCCTACGACAAGAAAGTGGCCGGCATCAGCGCGCGCCCCGGCGTCATCGGCTGGGGCGGCAACAGCGGCTTCTGCGCGCTCGGGCTGGCGTTCCAGTTCGGAGCGGCGCGCATCGTGATGCTGGGCTTCGACCAGAGCGGCGGGCACTGGCATGGTGATCACCCCGAGGGTGTGCGCCGGCCGGCGAACTGGAGCTTGTGGCGTGGGCACTTCGCGCGTGCAGCGCTGGATTTCAAGCGCCTCGGCGTCGAGGTCATCAACTGCTCGCGCGAAACCACCCTCAGGTGCTTCGCGCTGAAACCGCTTCGGGAGGTGCTGTGCTGACCCTGCTTACCGCGACCGGCTGCCGACCGCAGGCCTGGGGCCTGTGCGAACAGTGGATGGCACGACAGACGTTCGACGGGCCGGTGCGCTGGGTCATCGTCGACGACGGCGAGCAGGCGCAGCCGCTGTCCTTCGCGCGGCCGGGCTGGGAGCTATGCGTCGTGCGCCCGCGGCCGTACTGGCGCTCCGGCGAAAACACGCAGGCCCGCAACCTCCTGGCCGGCCTGGCCGTCATCGGCGACGCCGAGTCGGTGGCCGTGATCGAGGACGACGACTGGTACGCGCCCGACTGGCTGGCCACCGTGCATGAGGCGCTGCAGACGGCCGAGCTGGTGGGCGAGGGCCATGCGCGTTACTACAACCTCGCGCGTGGCGTTGGCCGGCAGCTCGTCAACGGCAGCCACGCCAGCCTGTGCAGCACGGCGGTGCGCGGCCAGGCGCTCAAGCGGCTGCGCGCCATGTGCACGGCGCACCTGAAGTTCATCGACATCCACCTGTGGCGCGCGGGCGGCGGCCGGCTCATCGGCGGGCACCGCGTGGTCGGCATCAAGGGCCTGCCGGGGCGCGGCGGCATCGGCGCGGGGCACCGGCAGTCGTTCACCGGCACGCCGGACCACGGCGGGCGGTTGCTGCGCGAGTGGGTCGGACCGGACGCCGATCGGTATCTCGAGTTGCAGGACGCGCACGCATGAGATTGGAGCCTGAAGTGAATGAGCCGCAAATGAAGATGCTGACGACTGACCACGGCCTTGGAAAACAGCTGCAGGAGCTTCTGCGCGATGCGCTGCAGGTTCCTGAGACCGTGCGCTCGTTCGAGGTGCGCTTCGCCGTTGGCGAGATCGTGACCGTGAAGTGCGAGTACTTCGCCACCGAGCCCGACGAAGGTTTCCAGGCGCCTGCACTCACGCTGGATGGGCATCCGGCCGGCGCCGAGCGTGATCAGAGGATGCCGCTGTGACCACCGTCCGTCTTGAAGGCCTCGACGGCGTGCTGGCCCTGCTGAAGCGGCTGCCGCCCGAAGTGGTCAGCAAGCGCGGCGGTCCGGTGCGCGCCGCGCTGCGCAAGGGCGCCGTGGTGATCCTCAAGCAGGCGCAGGCCAACCTGCAGCAGTCGGTGAGCAACGCCGCCGACCAGGAGCAGGCGCAGTCCACCGGCCTGCTGCTGAAGAACCTGGTCGTCACCCGCGGCAAGGAGCCGGCCGACGGCAAGGGCGAGCGCTACCTGGTGCGCGTGCGCCGCAAGTCCTACGGCCGCAAGGGCGCGCAGGTCACGACGCTGAAGACCGCGCAGCTGCTCGAGTACGGCAGCAGCCAGCAGCCCGCCGAGCCCTGGCTGCGGCCGGCTTTCAGTGCCACCGCGCGCCAGGCCATCGCGACGACGGAGACCGAGCTGCTGAAGTCGATCGACCGCATCGTTCGCAAGCTCGGGAAGAAGGGCGGCCTGTCGTGAGCCTCAAGCCGCCGGTCTTTCGCGCGCTGAAGGAATCCGAAGCGGTCAAGAACATCGTCGGCACCAACCCGCCGCGGATCTGGCCCAACGGCGAAGCGCCGCAGGACACGGCGCGACCCTACATCGTCTGGGCCATCGTCGGCGCCGCGCCGGAGAACCATCTCAGCGGCCTGCCCAGCACCGACCGCATGGCGGTGCAGATCGACTGCTATCACCAGACGCGTGCCGGCGTCGACGCGCTGGCCGAGGCGGCGCGCGACGCGATCGAGCCCTACGCGCACATGACCGGGATGCCGATCGACTTGCGCGAGCCCGAGACCAAGCTCTACCGCATCGCGCTGCAGTTCGACTGGTTCAACGACCGCACCGAGATCGTCAGCAGCGCCTGACGCCACCACCGAATCACCAACCGGGCCCGCTGAACGCGGGCTTTTTCTTGCCTGAAAGGGGCACACCATGACCATCGGAACCGTCGTTTCCCAAGGCACCGAGCTGTTCTTCGTGGACACGCTCAGCAGCTCCGTCCCGGAGATCGTGAAGATGGCATGCCCGACCGGCATCACCGGCCTGGGCGGCGCCAAGGACCAGATCGAGGACAGCTGCCTGGACACCGTGGGCGACAAGACCTTCAAGGCCGGCCTCGGCAACCCGGGCACCGTCACCGTGCCGTTCAACCTGGTGCCGCGCGATGGCAGCCACCAGGTGTTGTTCCAGCTCAAGGACGCCGGCACGGTGCTGAAGTGGATCGAGTGCCTCAGCGAGTCCGAAACGGACCCGACGCTGGACACCGACGACACCTTCATCGCCCCCACCGATCGCAGCTCGTTCGAGTTCGAGGGCTACATCGCCGACGTCACGATCGACGCCGCGACCAACGACCTGGTGCGCGGCACGATGCTGATCCAGCGCAGCGGCTCGGTCGTGTTCAACGCCTTCACGCCGGCCTGAACATGCTGAACCAGGCGCTCTTCATCAGCGACGCCGTCGTCGCCCGTCAGGTGAAGCTGCCCGACGGCAGCGAGCACGAGCTGCACTTCAAGCAGCTCGCCGCTGCCGAGTTCCGGCGCTTCTTCTCGGCCACGCAGTCGAAGGACGAGGATGTGCAGGCCGGCGCGATGGCCAGACTCATCGCTGCCAGCCTGTGCACGCCGGAGGGCAAGCCCGCGATCACCCTCAAGGAAGCGCTGCGCCTCAAGCCGGCGGCCGAGAAGGCGATCAGCGAGGCGCTGCTGGCCGTCAACGGCATGGGCGACGCCGCGGGAAACGGCTAGCGGCCAGGGGCGAGGAATGGTTCTGGCACGTCCTCGCCCTCGCGCTCGGCGGCCGCACGGTGGCCGAGTGGCAGAGCGTGATGACGCAGCAGGAGTTCCTGCAGTGGGTCCAGTTCTACCGGCACTTCCCCTTCGATGACCTGCACCGCTATCACCGGCCTGCTGCGCTGGTGGGTGCGTCGATGGGCGGCAACGTGAAAGACAAGCTGGACTGGCTCGCCCCCGAGCCGGTACCGCAGGGCTACTCCCAGGCCGAGCTCAACAGCTTCAAGGCCTTCGGCATCAAACCACCTCCGAGGAAAGCGTAATGGCGGCTGGATCGATCATCATCGACCTGCTCATGCGCACCGGCTCGTTCGAGACGGACACCGGTCGCGCCGAGAAGCGACTGCGGCAGTTCGAGAAGAACGTGGTCGACGCCGGCTCTCGCATCGCCGCTGGCGTGGGCGCGATCGCGGCGGCCATCGGCGGCTCGATCGCGATCGTCGACCAGTTCGCGCAGAGCATCGGGCAGTACCAGGACATCGCCGAGAAGATCGGCGACGCCGCCTCGGCGGTGGCCAGCCTGCAGCTCGCGGCTGACCAGAGCGGCACCGCGCTCGACACCGTGGCCTCGGCCTCGGTGCGGCTGACCGCAGCGCTGGCGAAGGCGGACGACGAATCGGCCGGCGTGGCCAAGGCGCTGGCGGCCATCAACATCCCGCTGGACGAGTTCAAGCGTCTGTCGCCCGTGGAGCAGCTCGACCGCGTTGCGCGCGCGCTCGGCGAGTTCGAAGACGGTGCGGGCAAGACGGCCGTGGCGGTGCAGCTCTTCGGCAAGGCTGGTGCGGAGCTGATCCCGTTCCTCAACGACCTCGCCGAGTCCCAGGGCCGCAATGTCACGCTGACCGACGACCAGATCGCCGCGGCAGACGAGTTCAGCAAGACGCTGGCCACGATGCGCAGCGAGCTCTCGACCACCGCCAAGGTGGTGGCGGCCGAGCTGATCCCGAGCTTCCAGGCATTCCTGGACTACGTGCGCGACACCGAGGTCGGCACCACGCTGCTGAACGCAGCCGGTGCAGTGCTGCGCACTGTGTTCGAAACGCTCGCCGTGGTGGCTGCCAACGTGGCCTTCGTGTTCGTCGGCGTCGGCCGCGAGATCGGTGCGATCGCCGCGCAGATCGCCGCGCTGGCGCGGCTGGACATCAAGGGCTTCAACGCGATCAGCGCCGCCGTCAAGGAAGACGCCGCCCGCGCGCGCGCCGAGCTCGATGCCTTCGAGCGCCGCATCCTGGGCCTGAACGTCCAGCCCAAGTTCAGCCCCGACGACCAGAGCGAGGCCGAATCGCGCCGCCTCGGGCTGTCGAAGCCGCCGATCGTCTTCAATCCGCCGGCGCCGCCGCCGCCAGCGGGTACCGGCGGGGCGCGCGGCGCCAGTGCCCCCCGGGTGTCGGAGGCCGAGCGCTACCTCGAGTCGCTGCAGAAGCAGCTCGAGCGCACGCAGGACCTCACCGTCACCGAGCAGGTGCTGGCCGACATCCAGGCCGGCCGGCTGGGTAAGGTCAGCGCCGCGCAGCAGGCGGCACTCGTCGGCGTGGCTGAGCAGATCGACGCCGCGCGCCGGCTGACCGACCAGCTCAAGGCCGAGGACCAGCAACTGCGCGACCTGGCGCAGTCGCAGGAGGCGCTGCGCAGCGCTGGCGTGGCGGTCTACGAGGCCACGCGCACGCCGCTCGAGCGGCTGGGGGCCGAGCAGGCGCGGCTGAACGACCTGCTGCAGAAGGGTGCGATCGACTGGGACACCTACAGCCGCGCGGTGTTCAACGCCCAGGACGCCTATGACCGTACCACCGCTGCAGCGGGCAAGACGGCCGATACGGTCGACACCTTCTCGAAGCGCTTTGCCGAGAACGCGCAGGACCAACTCGGCCAGGGGCTCTACGACCTGATGTCCGGCAACTTCAAGAACATCGGCGACGGCTTCGTCGACATGATCAACCGCATGGTTGCCGAGGCACTGGCGGCCGACATCGCAAAGGCGCTGTTCGGCGACCTGCTCAAGGGCGGCGAGGGCGACGGCATCTTCGGCAGCATCCTCAAGAACTTCAAGGATGTTCTCGGCGGCGCGAATGCTGGCGGCGGCACCTACGGCAGCGGCGGCGGTGGCCTGTTGCAGACGCTCGGCTCGTTCGCGTCGTCATTCTTCGGCGGCGGGCGCGCGGGCGGCGGCGATGTGATCGGCGGTCGCCCCTACCTAGTGGGCGAGCAGGGGCCGGAGATGTTCGTCCCGCGCACTGCCGGCACCGTGCTGCCGGCCGCGCAGACCGCCGCGATGGGCCGCCAGGTCAGCGTCAACGCGCCGATCACCGTGGCCGTCAGCGGCGCGGTCGACCGGCGCACGCGCGAGCAGATCGCGGCCGATGTGCAGCGCGCCGTCGGCACCGCCGTGACCCGGGGGACGGCATGAGCTTCGTCAACATCCCGTTCCCGGAGTGCATCGCGCTGGGCGCCCGCTCCACGGTCGAGTGGCGCTCCACCGTCACGCCGTCCTGGGGTGGCGCGGAGCAGCGCAACCAGGCGTGGCAGGACAGCCTGCACGACTTCGAGCTCGCCATGGCCGTGCGCACCGTCGGCGACTTCCAGCTCGTGCTCGACCACTTCAACAGCGTCCGCGGCCGGGTCAACACCTTCCCGTTCAAGAACTACCTGGACTTCCAGGCCACGGCCGCCAACGGCAGGTTGCTCAGCGCCGCCGGCGCCGTGGTGGCCGCCGACGGCACGTTCTACCTGCACAAGCGCTACGGCAGCGGCGCGGCCGCCTACGACCGGCGCGTGGTCCTGCCGGACACGCCGGTGGCCGTGCTGCGCACCCGCTCCGGCAGCACCAGCAACATCACCGGAACGGGCGCAACGGTGGACTACGCCACCGGAGCGGTGGCGATCACCGGCCACGCCGGCGGCGACACCTACGCCTGGACCGGCACCTTCAAGCTGCACTGCCGCTACGACGTCGACCGGCTGTCGGCCGAGATCGTCAACCGCCAGCCCGGCGCCCTGGGTGAGCACCTGGTCACCGCGTCCTCCATCCTGGTGCGCGAGGTCCGCGCATGAAGATGCTCGGATCGTCGATGGACGAGCACATCGCCACCGGGTGCACGTCGCTGGCCTGGGCGGTCAAGTTCACCCGGACGGACGGGCAGGTGTTTCGCTTCGTCAGCGGCACGCGCAATGTCACGCTCGACGGCGAGCCTTACCTTGCGGCGCCGGGCTTCGAGCTGACCAGTATCACCTGCACCCTCGGCTACGACGTCGACACGCTGCAGCTCGTCGTCCTGACCGACACCGACCTCGAGCACGCCGACTTTCTTGCAGGCCGCTGGCACGGCTGCCGGGTGGAGTTCAACCAGTACAACTGGGCCGATCCGACCGACGGCTTCATCCCCTGGCCGACCTACCGTGTCGCCGACGTGCGGCGGGTGCTCGGCGGCTTCGAGCTGGAGCTGCGCGACCTGCGGCAGCTGCTGCGCCAGGACTACACGCTCACCACCGGCAAGACCTGCGTGCACCGCCTGGGCGACGCGCTCTGCCAGGTGGACGTGGCGGGCAGCTACACCTACGCGGTCACGGTCTCCGCCGTGGCCTCGCGGCTGGTGTTCACCGTCACCGGCCTCGGTCAGCCGGCGGGCTGGTGCGTCGGCGGGCACATCACCTTCGACGACGGGCTCTATGCCGGCATGCCGCTGCTGGTGAGCGGGCAGACCGCGGGCGGCGTCATCACGCTGGCCGAGGGCGACCGCATCGTTGAGTCCGTCGTCATCGGCCAGACGGCCAGCATCACCGCCGGTTGCCGCCAGCGCGCCAACCTGGACTGCGAGACCAAGTTCTCCAACATCATCAACTTCCTCGGCGCGCGGCACGCCCCGAGCTCGAGCCGACTGGCGGGCAGCGATGTCTGAAGTCTTGCGCGATGACTGGGTGCGGGCCTGCCTCGCCTACGTTGGCACGCCATTCGTGCACCAGGGCCGGCTGCCCGGGGTGGGCATGGACTGCCCGGCGTGGATGATCGTCGGCGCCTGGGAATGCGGCACCAAGCCACGCAGCTTCGACGTGCAGGGCTACCCGCGCACGCCGGACGGCCACACGCTGCAGCGGCTGTGCGACGAGCACCTGACGCGCCTGCCTTCGCTGGCTGATGCGCTGCCCGGTGACGCGATCCTCAGCGCGTTCCGGGAGTCCGGTCTGCCGCAGCACCTTGGCATGCTGGTCGACGGCACGCCGGGCCGCATGTACTGGATGCAGGCCGAGGGCTACCGCTCGAAGCAAACGCGGGTGACGCGGCTCGTGTTCGGCGGGCGCTTCCTGCAGTTCGTAGCGGCCTATCGGGTGCCGGGGGTCGCATGCAAATAGTCGGCGCGGTCGCCGGAGGGGTGGTCGGCTTCATCGTAGGCGGGCCTGGCGGCGCCTTGCAGGGTGCCCAGTACGGCTACGCCGCTGGCGCCGTGGCGGCGGGCCTCTTCGGCTCCAAGCCCAGCGGGCCCGGGCCGGGCGACCTGAAGCGCCCGCAGCTCACCCTCGGTGCGCAGATCCCGCGTGTGTACGGCCGCGTGCGCCGCACGTTCCATCCGGTCTGGTCGAGCGCCTTCCGCGCCACCGAGATCGAGCAGGGCGGCAAAGGACCGCCGGAAGGCCCCAGCAGCTACACCTACAGCCTGGACCTGCTCGGCTGGATCGCCGACGGCGCCAACGTGGTTGCCGTCACGCGCATCTGGGTCAACAACAAGCTCTACTACACCGCGCTGTCGGCCAGCGATGCGGAGTCGATCGCGGCCAGCGAGGCGACGCCCCAATGGGACGACTTCGAGTTTTTGCCGGGCACGGGCGCGCAGACCCCATGGGCCGTCTACGAGGATGCCGTCGGCGCCGCCGACGCGCCGGCCTACCGCGGCGTGGCGAGCATCGGCTTCGAGAACTTCCAGTGCGGCAGCACTAAGCAGGTCCCGTTCATCGAGGTCGAGGTCATCACGGCGGGCACGGTCATTTCTGTGCCCACGGCGCTGGCCAGCCACGACATCGTGCGGGCGTTCAACGGTGGGGGCAGCTTCGCAGGCGGGAGCAGTTCGGGCTGGTACCTGGACGACACCATCTCTGCCACGGCCACCGGCTCGGCCTGGCTGGTGTACTGGAGGTTCGACCGCATCACATCGTTCCCCGTCGAAAGCTACACCGTCACCGTCACGGTCGGCGGCGTCGGCACCTGGAGCCAGACGCTGAACTGGGCGGACGGCGAGGTCACAAAGACGGTAGCCGTCCAGTTCAACACGCCGATCGGTCACACGCCGATCACGGTGAGCTTCACCGGCGACCACTTCGGCGAGGTCTATTACGGATTCTACGGACTGACCGGCGGTACGGTCTGGGAGTCGATCACGCCCGACGAGAGCTTTGTCGAGTCCGATGACCCGGCGTTCGGCCTCGTGACCGACGGCGCCGGCAACTACCGCCGGCTCGACGTTGACTACCCGACGGCCGACATCTGGGGCACCAACAACGTCTACATCGACAACGCGACGCCGGCCACCGTGGACCTGGCCGACATCGTAGACGCCGAGCTCGCGCGTGTGCCCGGGCTGGACCCGAGCGACTGGGACTCCAGCGACCTGGTCGGCGTGGAAGTCACCGGATTCACGGCCATCGGCCCTGCCGCGCAGGCGATCGCCGACCTTGGCGACATCTACCACTTCGACCTCGTACCCGGCGCTCCCCTGCGCTTCGTGCGGCGCGCGGCGGCCACGGTCGGCTCCATCGCGTTCAACGACACGGGCTCGGGTGTCGGTGCGCCCGGCGAGCCCTTCACCGGGCTCAAGATCGGCAACAACGACGAGAGCCCTGCCGTCGTGGGTCTGGGCTACCCCAACATCGCTCAGGACCACGATGTCGATTTCCAGTCCGGCGACCGCCTGACCACGGACGGCCCGGACATTCGCCGCGTGCAGACCAACGTGGTTCTGACGCCTGCCGAGGCGCGCGGCCGCGCCTTCAGCGCCACCGTGATGCAGCGTTCTGCTGCCAAGACCGCCAGCTTCGGCATCAGCGACGCCTACGCAGCGGCAGAGCCCGGCGACGCCTACGCGGTGACCGACATCGACGGCAACGCCTACAACCTGCGCATCAAGCGCCTGAGCTATGCCGACGGCGTGAAGCAGTGCGAGTGGGAGCTCAACGACATCAGCGCCCTGGTCGACGAGCTGGACACCGAGACCGACTACGAGGAGGCGATCACTGTCGCGCCCGTCGGCACCGCGACGCTGCTGCTGGTCGACGGGCCGCTGCTGCGCGACGCCGATGATGGCCCCGGCTTCTACGCGGCCATCACGATCCCGGGGAACGAGGGCGTCACGCTCTACGGCAGCGCGGACGACGTGACCTACACCGCCATCGGCACGGTCACGCGCAGCGCCACCACAGGCGCCTGCACAGAGCTCGGCGCCTGGGCCGGCGGCTGGACGTGGGACGAGGTCAACACCGTCACCGTGACGCTGGAGAGCGGCAGCGCCGCGCTGTCCAGCAGCACGCACGCGGCGATGTACGCGGACGCGAGCATCAACGTCGCGCTCGTCGGCGCGCATGGCCGCTGGGAGCTGATCCGCTACCGCAACGCGACGCTCGTCGGGACGAGGGCCTACCTGCTCAGTGGCCTGATGCGCGGCCTGCAGGGCACCGAGTTCGCCATCGACAGCCACGCCGAGGGCGACAGCTTCGTGCTCGCTGCCGACAGCGGCCTGCTGCGCGTCACCCAGCTCGCGGCCGAGATCGGCGTGCTGCGCTACTTCAAGGCCGTGCCGGACCGCCGCAGCGTCGCCAGCGTGGCCGGGCAGTCCTTCACCTGCAACAGCGAGTGCCTGGTGCCGCGCGCCGTGGTGGACATCCGCGCCGGCGACGGAGAGATCACCTGGGACCGCCGCACGCGCCTGAGCGCACCCGTCGTCGGCGAGCCGCCGCTCGGCGAGGCGAGCGAGAGCTACCGGGTGGAGCTGTACGACGAGCTCGACGCACTGGTGAGCATCACGACGGTGGACGAGCCGCGACTGCCGTTCGGGCAGGCCGTGCAGGACAGCGAGGTCAGCCAGGCCATGCTGATTCCGTCGCTCATCAGCGGCGTGCTCTACGGCATCTGGAACTGGGGCACGACCTACCACGACCGGCGCCTGATCGGGCGCAACGTGTCGACCGATGCCGGCACCTACCTCTCGCCGAGCTTGTGCAACGGCCGCGTCGATGCGGTGGTCTACGTCGGGACCACGGCCTACGTCGCGGCAACCGACGTGACGCCTTCGGGGGTGACGGACCAGACCTACCTCCGCCGCATCGACCTGTCGGCGCCGAGCGCCATCGCAGCCACCTGGTCACCCGCGCCGTATGACCAGCTCTCGGATCTGTACTGGGACGGCACCTACATCTGGAGCTACGGGCGCGCGAGCGGCACCCTGACCCAGCACAACGCCACCACGCTGGCCGTCATCAACAGCTACGACGCGCCGGACCGGGGCGGCATCAGCTTCGGCGGCGCCATGGCTGCAGGAGGCGGCCTGTTCTACGCCATCAGCGCCGCCGATGAGGTGCAGGGCTTCGACCCGACGGCGCTGCCGACCGTGTCCTGGACCGCCGACCTGGCCGGCACTTCCGCCTATGACCTTCTGTACGCCGGAAGCCTTCTGTTCGTCTGGACCAACACCGGCATGGTGGTGCTGGACCCGAGCGACGGCACGGTGCTCGAGTCTTACACCGACGGCATCTCGTCGCAGCCATTCATCGACGGCAGCAACGTCGTCTACGAGTTTGGCGGCACCACCCTGCGCTGGCTCGATGGCACGACGGGCGCGGTAGACCGCGAGATCGCCGCGCCTGCCTACGGCACGCTCGTCGGCGCCACCGGGGGTCAGCTTGCCCTTGCCGCCGCAGTGAACAGCTCGCTCGGGACGACGCGCCTGTACGACGTGATCGCCTCTCTCACTGGCTACACCGTGCGCGTCGCGCAGATTTCAGCAACCGTCGGAGCCGGCCACGAGGCCGAGATCACCCTATGACCTTCCCGACCCAACTCTCCGAGACGCCGGCCACCGGCAACCCGACGCGCGCGAACGAGGCCTTCGACACGCTCAACGCCTTCGCCACCTACCTCAAGCGCCACGCCGCCACCACCGGGCTGACCTGGGCCTACTGGGGCGACCGCTGGGGGCCCTTCAGCGTTGCAGAGGGCACGCTCACGCTCGCGGACGCGGCGGACAACTACGTCGTCGTGCTGCGGTCCACCGGCGTCATCAGCGTCAGCACGAGCTCGACCAACTGGGACGACACGACCAACTACGCCCGCGTCTACAAGATCACGACGGCCGGCGGCGTGGTGACCGCAGTCGAGCCGCACTACTCGGGGCCGGCCGGCGTGCATGGCTCGGCTGCCGCGGCCGGCTCCGGCACCGAGATGCGCGGCCTGACCTTCACCGCCGACACCGGCAGCACGGCCGACAGCGACCCCGGCGCGGGCCTGTTCAAGTGGAACAACGCCACCCAGGGCAGCGCGACGGTGCTCTACATCGACGAGGCCACGGCCGATGCGGTGAACGTGGACGCGAGCATGGCCGAACTGGAGGCGGGCACGCTGCACATCCAGCAGGCCACCGACGCGGCGCGCTGGCAGCGCTGGGCCTACACCGCCACGCCGGTCGACGGCACCGGCTACTGGAAGCTCACCGTCGCGCTGCTGGAAAAGACAAGCGGCGACATCCAGGACGGCGCGCTGTGCTACTTCGACTTCGATGACGAGGGCGCGCCCGGGAGCGGCGGATCGACCCAGGGCCGCCATGCGATCTACATCGCGGCCGGCTCCATGGCGCCGAGCGTCAGCGGTGGCTGCGAAGCACTGACCGCCATCGCCAGCGCGGCCAACCAGCCGGACATCCGCACGCTGAACTTCGACCAGACGACGCAGGAGTACGCGCAGTTCGGCATCGTCATGCCGAAGAAATGGAACGAGGGCACGGTGACCTTCGTCGCGCACTGGTCGCACGCCGCGACCACCGTGAACTTCGGCGTGGTGTGGGACCTGCAGGCCGTTGCGGTAGGCAATGACGATGCCATCGCCGCGGCCTATGGCACGGCGCAGACCTCCAGCGACACCGGCGGCACGACGAACGACCTCTACACCTCGCCCGAGTCGGCGGCGATCACCGTCGCCGGCAGTCCGGCCGCCGAGGACATGGTGTTCTTCAGGCTCTCGCGCGTCACCGGCGACGGCGGCGACACGCTGGCGCTCGATGCTCGCCTGCACGGGATCACGCTCTACGTGACCACCAACGCGGACACCGACGCATGATTCCGTTCCCCTTCCAGGCCGGGCAGTTCGGGCGCTCGGGGTCCGGCGTGCTGTGGACGCCTGAGAACCTCAGTGCGACGCCATCGTTTTGGTACAACGACGACAGCACGATCACCATTCCGACCGGCGACGAAGTTTCGGACTGGGGAAGCAACGGCACGGCCACCTTCAATATCGCGCAGTCAACGTCCGGAAGCCGGCCCGCACGACAAGCTGCTGGCCTGAACAGTCGACGCACTATTCTTTTCGATGGGTCAAATGACCGCCTGGCCTCAACGACGACAGGCGCACGGGATCACTTCAGGAATGCAGACGTCGGCTTCATCGCCGTTGTCTACAAGAAGGCCGCGACGGATGGCGGCGCAAACAAGTTCGTCGGCATCAATTACACCGGCACCGGCGGAAGCCGGTTCTCCCTGCTTGCCAGCAGCCCGGCGAATGCCGACCGACCGAGCATGGTCGTGCGCCGCCTCGATGCGGATTCAGCCGGCGTGCTCGGCGCGTCAACCGGCGGATCGACCGCTTGGCAGATCGTCGTCGCCACGATGGACTGGGCCAACGGTGGCGGCACGCTCTATGTCAACGGCGCGCAGGACGCGCAGAACCTTGCGCTCACATCCAGCGGGCTCACCTCGAATACGCAGGCGAGCCTGTCTTTCAACATGGGCGCGGCGAATGATGCGACGCAAGCCGCCGACATCGACGTGGCCGAGTACATGCAATCGGCTTTGCTGCCAAGCACGGGCGACATCGACAGGATCTTCGGCTACTTCGCGCACCGCTGGGCGCTGACGAGCGCGCTGCCGAGCGGGCACCCCTACAAGACCATGCCACCGACGCTCTGACCATGAACCCGACGCCACCACAACTCGACCTGGTCAGCGTGCTCGTGCTGCTGGCCACAGCGATCTTCAGTCCATCGGTGGCCGCTGTCCTGGCGCCGCAGATCGTCATCCTGGTCGGCGCCACGCTCGGCGCGGCCTGGGGTGCGAGCCGCCGGCCGCCGACATCGCGCTTCGGCTCGACGCTCTACATCGCCGGGATGGTCCTGCTGGCGCTGATGGTCACCGTGCCGGCCGCCGAGGTGCTCTCGGGCTGGATCCCGGCGCTGCCGCTGCACTGGCTGCTCGGCCCGGTGGCCGCGGTGGTCGGTGCGCTCGAGCCCGAGTGGCTCATGACCAAGGCGCGCCGCCTGCTCGGCCGCCGGCTGGGGGACGCCGATGAGAACTGACCTGCTGCTGCAGCTCGCGCACGTGGCGGTTTGCCTGGCGCTCGCCTGGGCGTGCCTGTGCCGCATCAACAAGATGAGCCAGGACACCACGCGCCCCGGCATCCGCGCTGCCTACGCGCTGCTGCTCACCGACGCGGTGGCCGTGGCCACGCTGCCGATGTGGCTGCCGGATGCCTGGGGCCGCTGGGGCTCCATCTCGCTCGCGCTGGGCTACCTGGTCGTGATGGCGGCCAACAGCAGCGGCTGGAAGCAAGGCCCGCCGCTGCACACACGCACTGGGCCGGGCGACTTCGACGACCTGCCACACAACCACTGGAGCGGCTTCATCGCCCGCGGAAAGGACTCGTGATGATCAAGTTCATCGGGTGGGCGCTGCTCGCCTTCGCTCTCTCGCTGTTCGCGCCGCGTGCCGAGGCGCAGGCCTGCGAGCCGGCGCCGATCGGCACGGGCACGTACAGCCACACGCAGGACACGGCCGACGGCACCTGGTCGGTCCACTTCTGCAGCGACGCCTACAGCGTCACGCCGGTCATCACCGCGAAGCGCCGCGACTACCGCATCCAGTGGCCGACGCCGGCCTCGGCTGCCGGCATGACCGACCGGCAGTTGTACCGAGAGCTGTGGAGGCTCAACGCGACGACGCCTCTCAACGATCCGTCGCTGGCCGCGCTGGTGGCTCCGGCGCGCGCCTGGGCCGCGGCCAATGCGCCGCTCGAGCGGATCTGGGAGGTCGCACCCAATGGCAGCTACGTCACGCGGCCGAGCTACTGGCTGGCCAGCGGCACCACCGGCCCGGTGCTCGGCACACGCGCCGGCGATGCGCGGGTGGGTCTGGAGTGCTACTGCCAGGACCCGGCGACGCGACTCAGGTCCGGCTCGGCCACGTACTGCCCGTTCATGACCGGCCAGGACCGTGTCCAGGTGGCGGTGTGCAGGAGGGTGCAATGAAGCTGCTCCTCGAGCGCCTGCAGCTGGACCCGGACGTCACGATCGGCAGCCTGACGATCGACGGCGAATGGGAGTGCTGGACGCTCGAGGACACGGTGCGCGCGCCCGGCGTCAAGGTCAAGGGCGCCACGGCCATCCCGGCCGGCACCTACCGCGTGGACATCACCTGGTCGACGCGCTTCCAGCAGCCCATGCCGCTGCTGCTGGCCGTGCCGATGTTCGAGGGCATCCGCATCCACGCCGGCAACACCCAGGCCGATACCGAGGGCTGCATCCTGGTGGGCCTGGACCGGCTGGCCAGGTCGATCGGCCGCAGCCGCAAGGCCTACGCCGCGCTGTTCGCGAAGTTGCGAGAGGCCAAGGCGCGCGCGCGGTCCATCACGATCGAGGTGCGCTGATGGGCCGGCCGATCACCACCGCAGAGCAGGCCGTGGCGGTGCTGCTCGGCCTGCGATCGCGCCACCGCGCGCGCGGCGACGTTGCGGCGGCCGCGACGCTGGACCGCGCGATCGTGGCCGTGAGGGCGCAGATGCGTGCGCCGAAGGTTTCTCAACCCGCGGCGATCCACGCCGCACCCACCCGAAAGGACCACCCATGAGCACCACCATGCGCGCCAAGCTGCAAGTCGCCAGCGTCGAGCGATTCAACGGCAGCGAGAAGCTGCGGATGCACGCGGTCGCCAAGAGCGGCGCCTATCCCGAGGACGGCACCGACGAGGACAACACCTTCGCCAAGTGGTCGCCGTCGGCCAGCTTCGAGATCCACATCACCAACCCGGCGCTGCACGGCAAGTTCGAGCCCGGCCAGAAGTTCTACGTCGACTTCATGCCGGCCGAGGCCTGACGTGTGGCGCGCTGCTCTCGCACTGGTGCCGCCATGGGCCTGGGCGGCCGTCGTGGCCGTGGTGCTGGCCGCCTGCGCGGGCAAGGGCTACCTGGCCGGGCTCGATGCCGGCCAGGCCAAGGGCAGGGAGGAACGCACCCGCCTGGAGCAGCGCATCGAAGAAGCCAACCGCCGCGCCCACATGGCCGGCGAGCACTACGAGCGCCTGCGATCGCAGGCCACCGTCAAGTCCATCGCCCGCCACAAGGAGGTGCGCCGTGCGAACGATGCCGATGCTGTGTGGAGCCGCGCTCCTGTTCCTGAGCGCGTGCGCGGCGCCACCGAAGCCGCTGCCGCCGACACAGGTGCCGGCGAGCCTGACTGAGCCGTGCCCGCCCTTCGCGCTGCCGGCGCTGGGCACCAACGGCGACCTGACCGTCGCATACGTCCTGGCCCTCGAATGGGGGCAGGACTGTCGCAACCGACAGCGTGAGCTGGCCAACGCCTTGAGGTCGAAATGAGCACCTTCCTCGTCATCATCATGTACTGGCACCTGAACGGCAGCTTCCACATCAGCGTCGGCGGCATGGCGCCGACCGAAGTGACGTGTGAGGCCTCGCGCGCCGAGGGCGAACGGCACTTCAAATCGCAGGGCGCGCGCGGCGTGCACAGCCGCTGCATCGCCGTCGACGGCAAGCCGCAGGACCTGCCGGACTACACGCCGCAGCCCACGCCGAACCGACTGGCGACTTGATCGGTGAACGCAGACGCGCTGCTGGTCGAGGCTGAGCCGATCGTCCGGCACCAGGTCGCGCGCTTCGCCTTCGAGGCCGGCGCCCAGTACCTCGAGCTGGACCTCCGGCAGCACGCGCGCATCGCACTCTGGCGCGCGGCCGGCCAGGCGCCGGCCGAGGATCTGCACCGGCTGAAGTGGGCCACGGTGGTGATCCGCCGCGGCGCCGTCGACGGCCTGCGCTTGATGCGGGGCCGGCAGGGCAGTGCGCAGGAGGAAGCCGAGCGCGGCCAGGTCGAGCTGGCCAGCGACGACCAGGCGCAGCCCTGCGACGCGGCCAGCCTGCTCGCGGTCAAGCGGCTGATCGAGCGCATCGCGGCGCTGCCGGCGCGGCAGCAGCGGCTGGTCGAGTCCTTCGTTCAGGGCATGACCGGGCCCGAGCTGGCGGCCGAGTGGGGCGTCACGCGGTCGCGGGTGTGCCAGGAGGCGGCGGATCTGCGCGAGTGGATCGAAGCGCGGCTGTGACCAGACCGCGACCGCGGTCCATTCTGAGCTTCAGGTCGCCGGCGGCGCCGGGTCCACGCGCCTGGCCAGCCAGACCCAGCGGCGATCGCGTCGGTACCGAAGCTCCTCACTGACGTAGGTGATCAACACCCGGCCCACGTGGCCGCCGTCGGTCACCACGGTTGCGGTCTGGCGCGGCATCGTGGCGGGCGGTGGCAGCGTCTGCGCGCCGGCGGAGATGCACTCGCCAGGGACCTGCGCGAAGATGCCGTTGCCGGAGTCGATCGAGCTCGGCGGGCCGGTGGTGACGCCTTTGGGGTTGCCCATCGCGGCATCGTAGCGCCTGGTTCCCGGGGAAGAATCCGGGGAAGAATCAGCACAATGGGGCTATCTCAAGCACAGCGCCCGCCCATGAAAAATGATGCGGTGTTGTGCTGTGGTTTGCCTTGAGGGCGGTTCGAGTCCCTCCGGGCAGGCCACCCAGTTTTCATAGAGAAAATCGACCTATTTTCGAGAGGCCTGGGGAGATTCCGGGGAGATATTCCCGCCGAGCAATCCCTCGACCTTCCCCATCTCGACCGCGTTCTGGCCGCCGTCGATCCACTTCGAGTAGGTGCGCAGGAACTGCTCGACGGAGTGCCCGAGCTGGCGCGCTGCGTAGGCCGGCGTCACGCCGGACATCAGCATGATCGTGGCGTAGCTGTGGCGGGTCTGGTAGGGGCTGCGGTAGCGGATGCCCAGGCGCTTGAGCGCTGGGCGCCAGTACATCTCGCGAGGGGGCTCGTCGTCCGCCCAGCGCTCGCCGGTGGCCGGGTCCAGGAACACCCAGCCGCCTTTGCTGCGGTCCATGAAGGTGTGCGGCTTCTGCGCCTTCAGGGCTCCCAGTGCGCGGCTGTTGAGCTGCACGGCGCGCGCGTCGTTGGTCTTCGTGTTCACCTTGTGCTCGCCTAGCACGATGGCCTCGCTGACGACCATGTGGCCGCGGCGCCAGTCGATCGAGTCCCACTTCAGCGCCAGGCTCTCGCTGGTGCGCATGCCGGTGAAGAACTTCAGCTCGAAGTAGTTGGCAACCTGTGCGTCGTAGTGCGATCGCAGGTCGACCAGGATGGCCTCGGCCTCCTCGAGGCTGAAGGGATCTGGCTGCTGACGCTGGTGCGGTGCGGCCTCGATGCCATCGCAGGGGTTGGCGGCCAGCGCGCCGTCGCGGATGGCCAGCTGCAGCGCCTGGCGGAGCACGCTGACCTTGTTGTTCCGGGTCTTGCCGCTCCAGGCGGGCTCGGTGGCCAGCGCGGTGAGGATCTGGCTGTGCTTCAGCGCCTTGAGCGCGACGGCGCCGATGCGCGCCTGCCACCAGCGCACGGCGACGCGGTAGCCCTTGAGCGTGGACGCTTCCTTGAGCTGCAGGCCAAGCCAGGTGTCAAGCTGGTCGGCGACAGTGGTGCCGTGCCCTGTCGTCGCAAAGGGGCTGGCCGGGAAGTAGTCGGCATAGACGAAGGTGCCGTGGCGCAGCTTGTCGCGGATCTCCGCGGCGAGCCGGTGGGCGTACTTGACGTTGGCCGGCGTTGGCGCGATCGGCTCGCCTTCGGTGCGGATCGTCTCGCGCCGGACCTTGCCTTCGAAGGTGAACGACAGCCGGATGGACTTGTCGCGGATCTCTACGCCGCTGCCGGTGCGACCCATCGTTCATACCCCCGCATGTCGACCATCACGTGGCCGTCGGGCGCGCGGACGTACTCGCGGCCCTCGACCCAGACGCCGCGGGCGATCTTGGTCCTGATTGCCGAGGCCGTCAGGCCGGTGATCGACGCGGCGAGGGGGATGGTAACGAAGCGGGCCGGGGCAACCTGGACGGCCTGGCGCTCGTCTGTGGCGGCGGTGAGCATCAGCGCGGTCCCTTCTGAGGCCTCAGATCACGGCTATCGGCCGTGTCCTTGGCAGGAGGCGTGAGCATTAAAGTGGTGCTCAGCCCGCGCTTGTGGCGCGGCTTTGCTGCGCGGAGGCGGCTAGCTATGAAGGACAAGGAAGAACCGGTCTTCAAGGCCCGTGGCTCGGATCTGACCATGATCGGGAACAAATTCATCACGGGCGGGCGCCCTGGTATGGACCTCGGCAAGACACAGCGGGCGGCGCTTGTCGGCAACGAGGTCGACGCAACGCCGCCTGCTCCTGCGCCGAAGGCACTTCCGTTCTGGAAGCAGTTGTGGGTGCAGGTTCTCGGTGGGCTCATCGTTGCCGGCATCGTGGGCGCCTTCGGTTTGTGGTTGTCGATGTAGCCGAGTTGCTTGGCGACGGTGGCGGCGGTGAGCATCAGGCAGCGTCCTTCCACGGAAGCAGCTTCGCATCCTTCGGCACCTTCAGCTTTCCGCGCGCAAGTGGGTGCAGCGGGTATCCCGCCTTCGTCTTGCCAAGGCACAGCACCTGGGCACCGCCGGGCAGGTTGGCCTCGACCTCCTCGAGCACCGTCTCGGTCCAGTCGCTGCACCGATCGCCCAGGGCACCCCAGGCGAGCAGGACCGCGCCGGCGCGCGCGGCCGCCTTGGCGATGACGCCGAGGTTCTCCTGCAGCCGATCGCGGTCGCTCCACTCGCGCGTCACATCCCAGCGCGTCATTTCAATCGCGGGCTTTGGCTTCGAGCTGCGCAGCGGAATGAGGTTGACGACGACGATGCCGCCGTAGCCGTTGTGCGCAGCGATGTTGCACAGCAGCGTGATCGTCGGGTCGTCGATCGCGGCGTCGGCGGTCGACGGGTTGAACATCACGACCAGCAGCACTGGCCGGTCGTCCCAGGTGCGTGTCAGCGTCCAGCGGTAGGTGCCGCATGTCGACAGCCAGGCGGCGCGTTGCATTCCGTTCAGCATGGTTCAGCCTCACGCACGTGCTGGTTCACCAGCTTGGCCAACTTCGCCTCCGACCACTCTGCCGCCGCGATCGCGGTGGGACGGTCGACCAGCTCGGCGAGCTGGTCCATCACCGTCACACCGACCTTGGCCTGCTGATACTCGCTGCCCGTGAACCCGACCCGGCCGGTGCGGCCGTAGCGCTCGAGCACGGCGCCGGCGAGCTGCAGCTGGACCTGCATCTCGGGCTGGCCAGCCTCGAGCAGATCCGCCACGCGGCTCCAGGTGAACACGCCGCCTACCCACTGCCACAGCGTGGCCTCGTCGGCCGTGCCGCGCGCGATCGCGTCGAGGTTGATGTTGTGGCACATCGCCAGGTCGCGGACCTGGTCGCTGGCCAGCTTGGGCCGCAGGCCGCGCGGCGGCACGGGCACGATGGGGCGGCGGTGGCAGCGCTTGCGCATGGTCAGTGCCTCGTCTCCTGTGCTTCCTGGGCCGCACAGGCATTGCTGGTGATGCTGGGCAAGGCCTTGAGCATTGCGTTGGCCCGGTCGGGCCCGCACAGCTCGGCCAGGGTCTCGTCGACGTACGTGCGCCGAGGGTTGGTGGGACTGGGGCGCAGCTGCTCGAGCGGGATCAGGGTGGTGGTTTCCATGGGGGCTCCGTCTGGG